TTAATAACTGTTTTAATACTTAAAGCAGCAGCACCCATTAACATAGACATACCAGATGCAGTTCTAGTTGTAGATTGAATACCTGTTGCTCCATGTGAATATGAAGGTATGCCAGTTGCCTCATCAGCTAACTGCCTAAACTTATCAAACATTTGTAAATTTTCATATGCAGTATTAGGAAATTTAACTCCATGTACTGCCTGCCCTGTCTGACCACTCTGCCTTCTAAATATTTTACCAGGAAATACTTTCATGTCCTGCCCAGGCACTAACATAGTCTCATCTACATCAAACACTAGATTACCTGCAAGAGCTAAATTATCAATAGCCATTCTTGCATGACCATTCATAACTTGCTGAGAGTCTTCCATATTTTCTGGAATACCTACACCAAAAAATTGATAAGGATTTAATTCATATGGACATACTAAATAAGGTATTCTAGTTGGAGTAAATGGATTTTCTACCATTCTTAAAATTTTATTACCACATACCCATACATTTACAGATATTACATCTCCATTTCCTTCATACATTAAACCACATTCATCAGCAGTTTCTCTATCTATAATACCCCAATACTCTAAAACCTCAAATCTATTTTTGTAAATAGTCTGTATATTTTCCCTATCATATAGAGATGATTCAAATCCTCTTGTTTGATAATTAGGTCCTTCTTGTAAACATTCTAGAACAGCATTAGAATCAAACATAGGTTTATCTGCTAAATCTTGAAACTGTTGTTTATTATAAGAATGTCTTTGAATTACATAATCACAATCATGTATACTTGTAGCGTTTGGATCTGGATAAAAATCCCAACATGATACTGCTTCTATACTAGGTATTGTTTTTACTTTTTTAACATTAATATTTATTTCATTACCATCATCATCTTCAGCACTATCAAATGAATTATATTCTTTTAAATCAGTAAAAGGTCCTTTTAATATTCCTGTGCCTAATAATGCCATTTCAAAAAATACATGTCTCATGATTGTAATAGCTTTACTTTCTTCTAATTGATCATGTAATAATTTTTGCATAGCATCTGCAGCTTTTCTTGCAGGTTCTATCTGAGGTTCTCCACGATTAGCTGGACCTTCTTTAAATCCTAAATTTTCATAATTTTGTGCAAGTGTTTGCATTAAATCATTTGCTGTAGCACCTGGAGGAATATTTCTACCATCACCATTAAAACCATAAGGACTCATTGGTTCTTGTGGTTGCTGTGGTTGTTGTGGATCTAAGTGTGCTTTCTCTGCTATATCTTCAGGTACAGAAGTAGGAGATACTCCTAAAGGAAATTTGCCTTGAGAAAATAATACCTCAATGATCTGCCCAAACGATGCAAGAACTTTAGTCTTTGTTACTTTAACAAATACTCTTGACTTTTCGTTTTCACGAAATGCCATTTCTGGACCATATAATCCTCTATAGTTTCTATAAGCCTTTAACCATCTTTTCTCATCATAGATCTTAGATGTCTCTGCTTGATAGAATCTTTCTCGGATTAATCCAACTAAAGAATTACCTTCAGCCTCGTAGCCGCCATTCTTTTCTTTATCTTCTTCCATAAATTATTTAACTATTTTAATATCTTTACTTCTTTTATAATCATAAAATTTTTTATAAAATAATTTTTTATATTTTTGAAAATCACCACCAGCTTCTTTTGCTGCTTCATCCATTATTTTAAATTCCATAGGATCTATCTTAATAGTAAATTTATCTTTTTTTGCTACTTTAATATTTTTTTCTTCCGTAGGTTTTTTACCTTTAGGATGTTCGTTAGAGTATTTTTTATCGCCATTAATTAGCATTAATAATCTCTTTCTTCAGCCATTCTAAAGATTGCTGGATCTACTTTGTTATTAGCTTTCTTAGCTTTACCTTCTACATCTGGTCCTAATTTAGGCCCACTGTATCCACCACTGAACTCCATAGGTTCATTTGGTTTCTTAGGTGCATCAGGTGCTAGTTCGCCTTCCATGTATCTTTTTTTTATGTCCATGTTTTCTCCTTTGGGTTTTCTTCTTTTTCTTTTTAGTTCCTGCATAAATGACAGGTATAAAATTGCTCTTGGGTCCAAGACTCATTAATAATCTTTTTCGTCAGCCATTTGAAACAACGAATCTTGTACATGCTCTGCACCAGGTTTACTTGGCTCATTTACATCATACTCAAAAGGTTGATACTTTCTAGGTGCATGTTTTTCAAAATCAATATTAGTATGCTCCCTGTTTGGGTTTTTCCCATCAGGTGCATCACTGAATTGACCTTGCTTAACTTTAGCCTTAGGATCAAATTTTTGTTCCATGATATCTCCTATATTTTTATTTTTTTGATTTTAATTATGTTCTTGGTAGGTATTACTGTATGTCCACCACCTTGTTTTATAGATCCACTATCCTCAAATATAAAATCTGCCATGATGACTGTGGTCTTTTCGTTTTGTTCTACTAACCATCCAAAGCTACAACATACAGCTGTCTTTGATTTTTTTATATCTGGTATGTCAGACCATTCGCACGATCCAACGATATCCTCCCAGTATGCGATCACTAGATCATAGGGAAAATTTTTTTTATTTATTTCTGGAATTTTTCTTTTTGACACCTTTTAATTTACCAGAATTCTCCATAGCATAAAAAACAGATTGGCCTTTCTTTTTACCATACTGTTTTACCATAGCCTTTTTAATTTTTTTACCTTTCTTATTTAGAGGCATGCAATACTCTACCTCTATTAGGTCCTTTCTTTAATCTGTATTCCTGGGTACCAGTCGCACCTATATTAACCTCTCTTCTACATAATTTAGATAACAACTTTTCCATTGTTTCTTTTTTAATAGAAGATATATGTGATAGCACTTGTCTTGTAACTCTGTTCATGTTAATACCCAAATTTATTATCTGCCATCCTATATGTATCATCAGTAAAAGATGTTCTAAATCTTTCTGCATATTTAGGATGAGTAGGTCTACTCATACAACCATAACGTAATGCATCGTATGCGTGATCCTCTGCGTTAGTATCTACATCTTCAGGATTCTTATCATCTGTTGGTAAAGATCCTAAAGTCCTAATTAAATTTCTACAGGTTTTAAATACTCTAATACCTGGTTCCTTATCTATTACTCTTAATCTTTTGTGTATCTCTAATTTACCACTAATTCTACTTTTAGGTGATCTATCTGATGGTCTCCATCTACATCCGTTCTGTATCATGGTCTCTGCTATGCTTGGACCTATATCACCTCTCTTTGCCCATGTACTAGAATCTAGCACACCATAGTTTATATACTCACCATGCTCTAACTGTAAAACCTGTCTTGCAAAATTATCTGCTGTTACTTTTTTCGTATATAGTTCTCTATAGATCCATATATTATTATTATAATCAACAGCAAACCATAACACACAAGCAGGAGAAGAATAACCCCAGTCAGCAGCACGAAACTTATACCAGCTTCTAGGTATCTCAAAAGGTTCGACCACATGGGTCGTCTTACTAAATTCTGGAAAAGCCGAGTCCTCGTACGCATCCCAATCTCCATCTAAGAACTGTTTACGCTGTGCTTCTGGTAAAGATGCTAGCATGATATAGTAATCATCAGTCTGCATCAGATACGGGTTATCCTGCAACTTAGCTGGAATAAATCTTCTGGTAATATATTTCTTACCGTTGGGTGTATCTATCCCTACATCAAAAGCTGTATTTGGTTCACTAGGCTCAACAAACATCTCTTTAACCCACTGTGATCCAACGTTACCTGGATTACCTGTAGCTCTCATATAAACAGGTATATCTTTATCTACCGATCTTAGAGAAGATCTTAGAAAATTATAAATATCTGGCGAAGGATATTGTGGAAGTTCGTCTATTCCTATCCATGTGTATGATTGACCTTGGTATCGTAAAACGTCTGTCATGTTCTCTGCGTAACCAAACTCTATCTTTGCCCCTGATGGGAATCGCCATTCTTTTTCTTGTTCTCTCCATTTTGCATTAGGAAATGCCTTTGAGTATAATAACTGAGACTTCTGTATCAGGTCTCTTAACTCTGGCATAGTCCTCCTCACTAG